CGTTCCAAGGTTGCCGAAGTTGAGGGCCGAGCCGTCCAGGGAAGTGAAGTTGTCCGAACCATCAATCGATCGAACGGTGCCGCCCGTGACATTGATGGAGGTCGTGCCGTTGGGGATGACGAAGTTGCTGGGGTTCGTCAGCGGGTAATAGGTCGAGGCCGCTGCGGACGAGGTGAGATACCCTTGTGCCTTGACGAAGGCCGTGGTGGAGATGGACGTGTCGTTGTCCGAAGTCGCAGGAGTAGGCGCCGTCGGGTTGCCCGTGAAGGTCGGAGAGGCGAGAGGGGCGTAGCCTTGGGCCTTGACGAAGGCCGTGGTCGCGATGCTGGTGTCGTTGTCGGCAGTCGCAGGGGTGGGTGCGGTCGGGTTGCCCGTGAAGGTCGGGGAGGCGATGTTCGCCTTGAGGTTGTCGGCGGTCGTCACGAAGGCCGTGGTGGCGAGGGCCGTCGTCGAGTTGCCCGCCGTTTGGGTGACGGCAATCGTGCCAGTCGGGAGACTGGGAGTTCCCGTGAAGGTCGGGGAGGCGAGGGGGGCCTTGAGGTTCAAGACCGTGTTGAGATCCGTCTGGTCGGAGAGGGTTCCGGTGATCGCGCCCCATGCAACGCCACCGCCACCCGAGACGGTCGCCCACTTGAGTTCCGTTCCGTCGAAGGACAGGACTTGCCCGGTCGTCGGGGCCGTAGCGTTCAAGGTCGTCGCCGCCGCGTTGGTCAGGGACGAGATGGAGAGCTTCGGGGAGAGCAGCGAGTCGACCGAGGCTTTGCTGTAAAGGTTGATTGCCATGTCTTAGGAAATGATGAGTTGTTCCCACGCGCCGTTCTTTCGGACGTAGGGGGAGCCGTCGGAAGGGGCGTCGGTGAGAAGCCCAGCGGTCGCCGCCGTCTTGTTCTTCCAGAGGGAGGTTGCGGACTCGTAGACGAGCAGGTCGCCGTTAGCCACCGAAGCGATGGCGACGTTGTGCAGTTCCTCCAGCTCGTAGCCGTTTTGGATGCGGACGAGGACGGTCCCTTGGTTGACGTGGACACGCTCGACGATGCCGATGTAGACCATGTGGTTCGGCGCCGAAGGCTTCGTGGTCGTCCAGGCACCCGCCGTGGTCGGGCTAAGGTAGAGTTGCTGGCCTTCGGTGTAGGCAGACGTGTCGAGGTTCTCGACCAGCCCAAGGACGCAGACGTAGCCGTTTTGGTTCGTCAAGATGTCCGTGATCACGATGCCGAAGGTCTGGGCGGAGGTCGCGTCGCCCGTGGCGATGGCCTTCGTGACCGTGACCTTGTTGCCGGCCCCGCCGTTGATGTAGACGACCGTGCCCTTCGTGAGGGTCGCACCCGTCTCGTTGCGGACCTGTGCCCGCACTTGGGTCGTCGAGCCGGAAGGGAAGCCGAAGTCGAAGACGGCGTTGAGGTTCGTCCCGCTGTTCGTGACCGTGGGGGTCGCGTCAGGGGCGAGGGCCGTCACCGTGCCGATGGCGATGGTCGCCGCAGGGCCGGGGGTGCCGAGTTCGACGGACAGGACGGCAGGTGCCGTGGCGAGGACGGAAACCGACAGGGTGCCCGTGGTCTCGGCAATCGTCACCGAGAGCGTCCCCAGGACTTCAGACGAGATGGAGATGGGCATCGGGGGTTAGTCGGTGACTTGGTCGATGACGTTCAGACGCATCGTCTCCGAGTAGAAGATGGTCGTCGAATAGGCGAACTTGATGTCCCAGCGGGCGTTGCCGAGCGTCCATTTGGTCGTATCGGGAACGGAGGCCACGAAGGACAGGCCGTCGCCGGCTACGGTGATCGTGCAGGGGTAGGTGTTGTCGTCCGAGTCGATGATGCTCGAGGTGATGGTCGTCGTCAGCAGGTTGGCGGGACCGCCCGCTTGGGGGGTGTAGGTCACGGTGCCCGCGAAGGTCGTGCCGCGCTTGAAGGTGACGGTGGTCGAGCAGGTCATGGCGTCTTAATGTTGGCGGGATTGGAAGGGGGGCGTCAGATGGTGATGCTTTCCGTGGGGTTGGCCCCGCCCGACCACTTGGTCGACCCGGTATAGTTGCCTTCCCAAGCGATTTGCTCGGTCTCGTAGTCGGGGGTCGTCCACCATGAGGGAGGCGTGAAGCCGTCATCCTCCCAGCGATAGGGGCCTTCGTAGAAGATATTGAAGGGGATGGTGATTGGGCCGACGAGGTGCTGGGTGATGACCCAAGAGGTGGTCGCGTTGTTCCAGGAGATGGTGGCGATGCGGAGGCGCTGGCAGTTGTAGTTCTTCAGCTTGTTGACTTGGTCGATTTCAAGGTTCCCTTCGACCTCATAGGGCGGGTCGGGGATGGTGATGGACACCGGGGCGTACTCAAAGGCGTTGGTCCAAGTCTGGCGATCGCAGTCCCCTTCTCCGAGCCAAGGGGTGGTCTTCGTGTAGGCATCACCGCCGACCTCCATCAGCGCCGCGTATGGGACGCCAGCCGTCAGGGTTCCGCTTGCGATGTTATAGTGGTTAAGGATGACGCTGAAGACGTAGGACTTCGTCGTGGCAGGAGCGACAGGAGGGACGAGGGTGAAGGTCGCCCCTTGGTCGATGAGGTCGTTGTTTGCCGTGACCGCAGCCGTCTTGGACCCGGTCGGGTAGACCGCCATGCCGACCAAGTTATACTCGCGGAGGCAACTGAGGAAGGAGTTGTCGGCGGTCCGGCAGATGACGCGGAGGCGGGAGAAGATTGCGTTGTTCGTGCCCGTGACGATTTCGGCCTCGCCACCGCCGTCGGGGACGAAGTTCTGGGGGGCTACGCTGACCAAGGAAGACCAAGGCTGATTGATGTCCAAGGTCGTCCCGCTGCTCGACGCGCTGAACGAAAGCCCGACTCCTGGTTGGATGCTCATCAGATGTTAACGTAGACGAAGGCGTCCCAGCCTGCCTTGGAGTAGCGGATCTCGTAGTTGATTTTGTAGAGTGCCCCGAACTGCTCGACGTTGACTTGGGAGAGGAGGTTCTTGTGGCCTACGGCAGCGACCGTGCCGATGGGTGCCCATGCAGGGAGCAAGGCGAAGACGCCCCAAGAGGTCGTTGCGGTTGCCGTATTGAGCAGGGCCAAGAGGGCTTGCACATCCGCAAGGGTCGTCGAGTACATGACGCCGGAGTAGGAGGTCGTAGACGCGAGGTAGTTGGTCTTGCCGTAGAGGCTGGGGAACGATGGGTCGACGAAGCCGATGAAGCGACCGCCGTTCACGGACTCGAAGCAAGCGCCGTTGATGCCCATGTAGGACTTCTCTGGCCTAGATGGAGTCGTCTTGGACATGACGATCGGACCCGTGCTGCTTTGCGTGTATGGTCCGGGGCCAGCGATGTCGCCCGCGTAGCCTGAGCCGGCGGGGTTATTGAAGAAGGCCGGATGCGAGGTGATGGGTTCGCTCGTCAGGCCGTTTGCCGCGGAGGTGTTGGGGTTTGTGCGGACGCCGCTGTTGACGGACGGGTCGATGCCGACGTAGTCCACCGTGACGGTGGCGATGTCCAGGGCGTCCCAGCTGATGCGCCACTTATCGATTTTAAGGTAGGAATAGGACGGGTCGGGGTGCGCCGTACCCTTGACGAGGAAGGCCGTGAGGGCGGAGGTCGTGTCGGCCTTGTATACGCTGACCGAGGTGTGCAGACCGAAGCCGTCCGAGACGACCGTCCAGCCGGATTGCAGGATCGGGGCGACAAGGTCGTTGCCGGTGTTTTTAATAGCCATAAATTAGATGGACCCGCGACGAGATGCCGCGTTGAGGGGTTGCTTCGTGAAGTCGGTCGGTACGCCTCCGCCGCCTCGGCTCATTTCCTCGAGCAGGGCGGTCTGCTTGCGGGCTTCTTCGAGCTGTAGGGTCATGGCCTCAATGACGGGATTTGAACCAACGCCGACGACATTGCCGAAACCTTCGGGGGCTTTGAAGCCTGTCGGTCCGGTAGTTGCAGACGGTTTATCTTCAAAGATTGGCTTGTATGCTTTACCTTCTTCAGAGTTTAAAAACGCTTTTAACGCTGCGGCCTGAAGAGCTGGGTCGCTTGGATCGTTATAAGCCAATGCGCCTACTCCTGACATTCGAGTACGTCGACCGCTACGGCCGCCATAGAGTTTATCTTCAGCCGCCTTGCGTTGAGCAAGCAAGGCTTCACCTTCTGGAGTCTTTAAAAACTCAGCTGTCATTTCTCGCTTACCTCCTTTTACTTCAGCCATTTCTTTTTCGCGAGCCATCTTGGCCTTAATAAAATTAGCGAGTCTCTTTTCTTCTTCTGATGCGTAGATTGTGTTGCCTTTTGCCATTAAATCAAGACCGGCTTGAGCGTCGGCTTTTGCTTGGGCAATAGCATTAGAAATTAAAGACATTACCGATTGCAAGATAATGACGGGGGCGATGAAGCCCAAGGCGATGTCTTTGAAAGCCGTGTTGAACTTTCTCCCAATAGCGTCTAGCTGACCTTCAAAACTAGACGTTGCCGCCTTGGCCTTGTCCATGGCCTGCGGGACGTCGGAGGTCGTCTTGATGTTTACTTCGAGGGATTGGGCCATGTTAGTCGGTCTTCTCCTTTGCAGGATTGGAAGCGGACGCGGCTTGCTCGGAGGCCATGAAGGCTTCCTCCTCGGGGGTCATGATCGCCACCTCGGCACCCTTGCGGATGGCTAGGGCTGAGTTCAGCCAGATGGCTTGGCATTCCGGCATCTCCCAAGCCCGCTTTTCCTCGATGCCCGACGCGATGAGGTTGGCGACGATGGCTAGGGGCCAAGGGACGCCCTTGTTGCCTCCGCTCTTTTTGCCGTCCTGCTCCCAGAACTTTGGCCAGTCGTTGACGAGGACATAGCCGGCGAACGCCTTGAGCAGTCGCTCAAACTTGGCTGGGTTACGGTTAAGGTACAGGATGCGCAGCTTGTCCCGCCATCCGATTTCACCGAGCGGTTCTTCGGCGCACACTTGGCAGGCGAAGATGAGGTCGGCGGGGGAGACCATGCCTTCCCCCGTAATCAGCGGGGACTTGAAGGCCATCAGCCTCACGCGGTACTTGAGGCACCACGGGTAAAGCGTTCGACCCAGAAACCTTGGAAGAGGTGCCGGGTCGATGAAGGCATTCAGAAAGCGTTCGTCCATTCCTGGACTATGCCCCTGCCGTCCGCTGGGTCAATTAAGGCGTGATACCTTCGTAGTCGACCGCCGTGATCGTGACAGAAGTGAAGTCCTTGTTGGACCCCTTCTGGGAGACGCCGGTAATGGTGCCGACGTAGGAGACAGACTTGGCGCCGCTTGGGTAGGCCGTGTCGGCGTTGATGGTGAACGAGAACGAGTCGCCGATGGTCGGCATGGTCGCCGTCTTGCAAATGCCGTCCACGGTAATCTCAGTCTTGCGGTCGTCGTAGCGGGCCGTCTTGGTCAAGCCAGTCTCGTCAGCCACCGTGCCCGACAGATTAAAGGTCGCGTTGACCGTGTAGGACTGCACGAAAAGGTTCGTGACGGTACCGTTGATGCCGAAGAGGCAGGTGGTTCCAGTAGAGACGGCGGCCATTTGTCTTTGCCCTGTTTGGAATAACTAATCAAGGGGCGAGGCAGACCATCACCGAGAAGGAGAAGGAAGTCGCCCAGGAGCGTTCGTCCACCCCTTCGTCCTCGGAGCCGATGGTGACGTCGTAGCAGGACGCGTCGGCCCCAGCCGTGAAGGCGGCTTGGATGCTGGCGAGGTCACGCATATTGCCGACCAAGGCGGCGCAACGGAGGCGGTGATCGGCGAGGGTCGTGTCGTCGGCGTTGGAGAAAAGGGTGATGCGGACCGAGCAGTCGTAGTTGCCAGCACCTTCGGGGAGGCTACCGGGCGGGCGGGCGGAGTCGCAAAGGACTACGGCCTTCGGGAGGGTCTGGGTCGCGGAGGAGTCCCCCGTCAGGAAGGAGACCGTGGTTAGGCCCGTCTGCGTGGACAGGTAGGTGGCGAGCGTGGACTCGACGATGTGGCGGATGGATTTGGTGCCCATAAAGGTTATTTGCGGTTGAACTTGTTGATGTCTTTGTCGACGAGGTTTCGGATTTTGGCGGGCATTTGTTGAACGCGGTTGCCGTAGACTAGGCCAAGGACGCCCGCTTGGTCGGCGATACCGTTGGCGTTCCCGTTAAGATTGCGGACTGTCACGTTGGCAGTCTTGTCAGTAAAGGTAGTTTGACTCACGCCAAGAACCGAAGTGTGAGTAGTAATCCAGCCCGCGGCTCGGAGTTTAGAGCCAGCGTTCTTCTCGACCCCGTTGATGACCGGGCGAGGGAGGGATAGCAGGGCCCGGTACCAACCCGACTTGATGGCGCCGACGCTCTCCTGGCGTTGCTCGATGTAGGTCATAAGGTCGCCCTTACGCTGAACAACTCGCTTGTCGTAAAACTTTACTCCGCTTAAGTTAACGCCGTGCTTCCAAAGGCGGCCGTTATTGCGCTCATAGATAGGCCGATAGACTGCGTCCATATCAGAAGAGTTTTCAATCGGGGCGCCAGAAGCGTTTAAAGCGTTAGCGGACACCCTTGTTCCGATGCGGTTAAAGTAGTTTCTCGCCTTCTTGAAACCATGATCGGTGCCGAAGCCCTTGTATTGTTGGGATAGCATTCGGGCCACGAAGGGATTGGCAGAGATAATAGACGACTCAGTTGAAGCCACTTTCCAAAATAGTCCTTGGTTGTTGTTTAGGGCCAAGGAGCCTAGGCGCTTGATTACGCGGGCGGCTTGGGTTGAATTACTTCCAGCTGTTAAAGGCTCAAACACTTTATAAACGTCTCGCTCAATAGCACGGTCGCCCGACCGTTTGGCGCCGTATGTTAAGCCCCCGCCCCCGTTCTTAAGAAGCGGAGGTGTGAACATTGCGGCATCTTGACAGGCTAGGGCCGCCTGCTCGAGCGTAGCGTCGCGGAGGGTCTGCTTGGAGGCTTGGGCAAACCTGTTGATGGCGCTTTCAAAGGCCTCAAGGCTGGCGGGTGTTAAGGAAACCTTGACCACTTTATTGGTTGTCGTCGATGACGACGAGCGTGATCCACGCCGACCCGGGCTTGTAGGTCTGGGTCGTGATGCGGACGGTCTTGCCCCCAGCCACGATTTTCTTCCCTTGGGCGAGGGAGGCGATGGGGACACCGCCCGACAGTAGGGCCGCGGATGACCCATTAGACCCGTCTGGGAGGCTCCAGGAGGCGTTAACGGCGGGAAGGCGGACGGTGTACTGGGTACGCTCGCAATACCCACCTGCCTCGAGAACGGTGGCGACGGCGGGGTCGGAGATGAGGCAGAGGAAGGTGATGGCCCCAGAGTTGGCGGAGCCAGCCAAGCCGAAGTCGGCAATCATCTCCTTGGCGTCGGGCAGGAACTCAGAATAGAGGCTCATCACTTTTGCCCGATTTGGCATAAAAACAAAAGACCCCCAAGGGGTGAGCCAAAGGGGTCTCGTTTAAGCGGCTAGAGCCGCCACCGTTTAGGCGGTGGTCAAGCGGCGGAGGGACGTCGCACGACCAACGGCGCAACCGAAGAG